GGTGCATCTGTGTCAACTTGAACTACCAAAATCCTGCCTAACCGCACGGCAGGCACTTCGACGGGAGTGGGCTACAGCGGCGTTCGCGCTTCATTGCAAACCATGCTTGGCACCGTCGCCATCAGCATGTGCGCGCAGTGTTACGCGGACGAGTTTGAAGCTCTGTCACAGCCACGGCTTACGCCGGATGACGACGAGTTTTACTTCCGGGATGTCGTGGTGCCGAACATGTGTTGTCGGTGCCACACTTACTGGGAGCGTACTTTCAAGGTTTGGCCGATCGGTGACTTCGAAGTCACGCGCACGGTATTCCTTTCCGCTCGCACCCTGGCAGATATTTGCTCCCTACAGGGCAAGTGCCAGGCCTCGACGATGTGGGGTACGAAACCCGCGAATACAGAGCTTCAAATTAACAACCTCCTTGCGGCAGAGAAGGAGCCCGTGTATGAGAGGGCCCTTTTGACCGTTGGACTGTGGGCCGTCAGGGACGAGACGGTCTTGGTCAAGCGAGGTTGTTGCGGAGGTTCGGGGTGGCTTGTCAGGAACGACGGGACGCCGTGGCGCCGATGGCACCAACCCGAGCCGAAGCACGCGCCGGAGGATGAGGACGGCGCGGGGCCAGGAACCATTTTGGACGCTGGTCCCCCGGGGCTTTCCGAGAGCCCCGCTGATCCAGGACGTGACACCGATGGTGGACGTATCGGCGGCGTTCGTCCAGCCGCCAGTCCGGGCAGAGAGTCCGGCGTGCCGCAGGCCGAGAGTGCTGAGCGTGTCGACGCGCAGCAGAGGTCCTTTGTCGATTCAGAACCCTTGGTGGGGATGACGGTGTTTGAGCCTACAGAGACGGCAGCCACGAGTGGTCAGGTGGCCGCCGACGCGCCCGATATCGGCGTACGCCAGGCTCACGCCAGGTTCCCACAGATGGGCGACAAAGAGGTTTACGTGTTCAACAACGACCCGCGCAACATGGAGAGCTCACAGGCGATGCGCGACAAGGGCGTGGGGAATTGGGACCCTTCGATCCGCGAATACAGCTCGTTCAAGGCACTTGTGAAACTTTGCAAGGAGGAGCTGTTTACGGAACGAGCCATGCGCAAATCGCTGATGCGCTACGAGACAGTTTGTCGCACTGCCATGCCCAAGAAGTTGTCAGAGGAGCAAAAGATGCAGTGGCATTTGGATGCGATGAACGAGGCCGAAGGGGATGGCTTGAGCTACAGCAAATTCATGACGTCTTTCGTCAAGGCCGAAGCCAGCGCCAAGCCGAAGCCGAGGCCCATCGCCAACCACAAGGAGATACGGCTGACTGCCCTTGCCAGGGTTGCTTGGGTGTTCGAGGATGTGATGTTCCATGCGTTCGAGCAGATGAGCATCAAACATCGGACCAAGAGTCAGGCTCTTTGTGACATAGCCAAGAACTTGTCGGGCATGAAGCGGGGCCGATGGTGCGAAAACGATCTCACCGCGTTTGAATTTGGTATTTCGGAGCCCCTCAAGAACGCCGAGGCCGAGATGCTGCGGCACATTGCCGCTTACATCGGCGTCGAGGAGACGGGCGACGTGCTGTTCGAACGCGTTGTGTCCGACCGTACCAAGCCAGTTGTGTGGGTCATGCGCTACAAAGACGAGTGCGGAGAGATGCGCACTTTCAAGCTCAAGTTGCCGCGCGCCATGCGGGAAAGCGGGGACCGTCTTACTTCGAGCGGCAATTTCTTTCAGAATTTGCTGGCTTGGGTGTCGTTTCTGGTGGCGCCGTGCAGCATGGAGAAAGCTTTCAAATGCCTGCTCAACACGCATGGTAAGTTGATGATTTACGTCAGCCCCCGCGACTTGAAGACTTACCAAGCCATGTTGGTGTTCGAGGGGGACGACACCTTGGGCAGGCTCGAGGAAGCCGTTTGGGAACCGGTCCACGACGGGGGTTTGAGCATCGCTGAGGATTTCTTTCGACGTTGGGGCTGGAGGCCCAAGTTGCTTTGGAAGAACACCAGCGGCTATGACTACGCCCGCGTCGTAGGCTACGACATTCTGTTGCACAACAACGCCGCCGTTTTCGAGGACGGCGAGCTTGTCGCGGCTCCCGAGATGAAACGATTGTTGAACACGAAGAATTGGACCACTTCGGCCGTTACCGAGGAACAACGTAAGACGTGCACTCGTATCTTCGCAAGTGTTCTCGCCAAGGAGTTCGACAAATGCGAGCCGTTTTGGTGCTTTTGTCGCGGCGTTTACGAGGCGAATCAGGGCGGGTGCGTGGTGAGCGACGAGCTGGTGCGCGAGCAGTATCTGCAGTTGCATGGCGAGCTGCCGGAGCACGGCACCAGTGAGATGAACAACCTCGAGTTCCCGGAGTTCGTGGGTTCCGTGTCAGGCTGCTGGCAGGAACTAGCGCGAGTGTCTTGCGGCGATTTCACGGCAGAGGAGTGGGCCCGGTGCACCGTCACGCCGACGGTTGCGGTGCACGGAGCCGACTTGCGCTGCCACTACCCGAAGTCTTGGATCAGCTGACGCCCGTTGGGGCGCGCAGGGAGTGCGTCTGCGTAAACAACGCCTGCTCGGTGGAGCCGAGCGTCTGTAGGACTAATTAATACGTGAGGATGCGGATGAGGCCGGGCGCTTGTGCGCCCTAATTACCTGGGTGGTTTACACAGAGCCCCCAGGGTGGCACGCTACTGCAGAACGTTGGCCGGCGACTGCAGCATCTCGGAATGTCGACGGCGTGTCATACGGAGATCGGCGGATATATGACCTTAGGCCGCCTAGGGGGGCGGGGGGTAGGCTGCACGGAGCGCCCCTTGGCCAAGACACACCCCGAAACTCTGCCTTATGCCTTAGTAGCCGGTGGCAGTCCGGTGAAAAGCCTGGTTGGGTTGGTCACCCACACGGTGAGGGCGCCGCTGCTACCCATGTCCGATGGTTGAGCCCTTGGGAGGGGGTTCGTAAAGTGGCGGTACTACCCGGCGATGGTGTCTTGAAGCGGAGGAGTAGCTGCGAGGCGGTGTGACGTTGTGGGCTTTGCCGGCCCATTTCCGACCCGCCGTATGTGGTGAAATGCCGTGGATCACGCGTTCAGCTATCGTGGCTGGGTGCGCAAGGAGAGTGGCCCATCACGTTTTTCGGGCCCGGCTCCCGCTGGAGTGGTCAAAATGGCGTGGGAACTTACGGCCCACATACTCGGATTGCATGGGGTCACCACCCCATTCCCGCATTTCCTCACGTGGCAAGTCGCTCGGATGCGTTCCTGAGCGCCGCCTGCCGGGCTGGCTACCCGCCGGGCGAGGCTTGTACAGCAACCTCTAGTTTCCTTTGTTTGTCACAATGCCGGCGTTTTATTCGGCGCTGGGCCTTCACATACCTCAAGGTGCGTCTGTGTCAGTGTTGGCCTGGCTGTGTCGTTAGCCACGAAGCTGTTTGTTCGTTTGTTCTTGTGTACAGAGTGTTCTGATGGCGAAGTCCGGAGTGAAGAAATCGAATCTCAAGCGCCGCCCCGCGCGCCGCGGCAGCCGGCGGACCCTTACGCGGGCCACCGCGACGAAAGTGCTGGCGCAGGGTGCTGGTGCACTGCCGCGCCGTGCTTTTGGTGCGCCGAAAACGCGGAACGGCCAGCTGTCGCTTCGTCGCTGCATGTTGCAGGGCCTGAACGCGCGCCTGCCCATGCACCTCGGGTTGCCGCGCCCGGTTGGGCCCTACCAGGTCATCCGCACGTCGAAACTCCATACCACGTCTGCGGCGGTGGTGATCTTCTCGCCGCTGATGGACAACTCGTCTGTTGTGGACGGTCACCCCGCGTGGCTGCACGCTTGTGGTGTGGAGGATGCGGTGGCCGGGCCAATCAACGGCGCGGCGGCAACCCTAATGATCGACATGCCGATGTCGGGCCTTGGCTCTGCAGCGGATGTCGTGCCCGCGGCGATGACGGTGCAGGTCATGAACAAAGCGTCGCTGCAGGAGGCCACGGGGCTGTTCACGATGGGGCGCGTGAGTCAACAGTTGTGCTTGGGCG